CTAGAATGTATAATTCTTTTTGTTCAATATAAGTTTTATTGTCTATGTCTTCAAATTTAATATCTTTTAAACTTTCAAATATGTTTTCCATAAATTTCTCCTTTTTGGAGTATTTATAAACAATCTTATTTGACCATCATTGTCCACCAACAAATTTCTCCCATGATATAAAGTCTCGGAGTTGCCATGTTCTTTGTTTCAATTCGGCCATAATAGATTCAATAACTGAAACGATGCAATCACTGTGGCCAGTTTTGGTACCTTTTCTACTGGTACGAACATTAGAAATTTACATAACATCATATTTGCAAGCCCAAGTAAATCAAGGGTTAGAAACCTACAATCGATTGGTAGAGGTTTACGGCAAAATGAAGGTAAAGAAATGGCCACACTCTATGATATTGCAGATGATTTAAGAATTAAAAAACACACAAACTTCACATTACAACATTTTATCGAAAGAGTGAAGATATATAATGAGGAGAAGTTTACTTTTAAAATTTACAATATAGGACTTAAAAATGGCCATTAAAATAGTAAGATTTAAAGACGGTCTAGATGTAATCTGTGACTGTGTGTATACCTCAGATGACATGGTAGAAATTACTGATCCAATGTTGTTTGAATTAAGAGGTACCAATTTAATGTTACAGTGTTGGTTGCCTATGGCAGTAATCAAAGAGAACAAGGTACAGATTGATGTGGAAACCATTTTGTGTTTGATGGATCCAACCGAAGACTTTGAAGAATATTACCTTAATGCATCAACGAAATTAAACGAATCAACTAAAAAAGAAAGAGAAGTGGTACTTACAGATGAGGTACTCTCCGCTTTTGAGGAAAAGGAATCTAGTAAGAATTCCTTAATACATTAATATATTAATATCATCCGGGGTACACCGTGGACTTTAACACATGTCAAGCCCTTTGTCAACAACTTTTTATGGTACATTTGAATGAGTAAACAGAAACATTATATAAACAATCAAGACTTCCTAAAGGCACTTGTCGATTACAAAGCCCGTTGCGTAGAAGCCGAACAATCTGGTAAACCTAAACCAATCATTCCAAATTACATTGGTGAGTGTTGGATGAAAATTGCCGAAGGCCTATCACACAAACCAAACTTCATTAACTACACTTACCGAGATGAAATGGTTTCCGATGGTATTGAGAATTGTTTAATGTACTTTGAGAACTTTGATCCAACAAAGTCTTCCAATCCATTTGCATACTTTACCCAAATCATTTACTTTGCCTTTCTAAGACGCATACAGAAGGAAAAGAAACAACTGTATGTGAAGTATAAAGCCACAGAGATGTATGGTATTCTGGATGAGTTTGAGATGTTAGAAGGTGAAGATGGTTCAAGTAGACAATTTGAATTGTACGATAACATTGCTGAATTTATTGGTAACTATGAGGACTCTAAGAAGGCAAAGAAAGCCGAAAAAGATGCGGCAAAGAAACCAAAAGGGCTTGAAAAATTTATTGAGGAGTGATATAATGAAAACTTATGGTGAACTTTTACCTGGTTTAAAAGTGATTGTGCATAAAAAACACACTGATGACCGTGGTGATTTCTGTGAACTTTGGAAAATAAATAATGATGGTATGAGAGGTAACTTTCGGCAAGTCAATATAGCAACATCAGTTTTTAATGTGTTGCGTGGTATGCATAGGCAAAATCAAACTAAACTTGTTATGCCTTTGAGTGGCAGAATATTTGATGTTGCATTGGAACCAGAAACTGGTAAATGGTTTGGTATTGAGTTGGATAAAAGTAATGCACTATTCATACCAGCACAATATGCCCACGGTTATTTGGTTTTATCTGAGAACTCAATATTACAATATTTCGTTGACGCACCATATAACAAACCAGAAGAAGAAAATTTCAAATGGAATGATTATAACATAGAGTGGCCAATCACAGTGCCACCAATATTATCTGCAAAGGATTTATAATGAAAAAAATTGGATTTAATTGTAGTACTTTGGATTTGTTTCATGCTGGCCATGTCACGATGTTGAAAATTGAAAAACAATATTGTGACTATTTGATTGTGGCAGTACAATCCGACCCAACTATTGATAGACCAGATACCAAAAACAAACCAGTACAGTCTTTGTATGAAAGGTTTGTTCAAGTGTCATCCTGTAAATATGTTGATGAGGTGTTGGTATATGAAACCGAAGAAGATTTGGAAAATATTTTTAAGACACAAATAATTCATATACGTTTCTTGGGTGATGAGTATAAATCAAAACCATTTACAGGAAAACAATATTGTCTTGATACTGGTATAGAATTGTTTTTCCATGATAGACAACATCCATATAGTAGTTCTAAATTGAGACAAAGAGTATATGATGCTGAGGTTGAACGAATGAAAAAATTAAATGTGGAATATAATGAATGTCAAAAGTAGCAATAATAACTGACCAACACTTTGGTGCAAGAAATGATTCCACACTTTTCTTAGATTTCTATGAGAAGTTTTATAAAGAAACATTCTTTCCGACACTGATAAAGGAAAAGATCGAAACACTATTGATTCTTGGTGATACCTTTGATCGTAGAAAGTACATCAATTTCTTTTCGTTGAAACGCACCAAAGAAATGTTCTTTGATCCACTATCTGAAATGGGTATACAGATACATATGTTGGCCGGTAACCACGATACTTACTTTAAGAATACCAATGATGTTAATTCAGTAAATTTACTTTTAGGTGAGTATGGTATATCATTAAATGTTATTGACCATCCATCCGAAATCTATGTTGGTCCTCATAAAATTTGTATGGTGCCGTGGATTTGTCCAGAGAATCACGAAGATTCTATGAAGATGATAAAAGATACGGATGCAAAATTCTGTATGGGACATTTTGAGATTGCCGGTTTTGCCATGTATCGTGGTATGCCATCTGAAGGAGGATTGGATCGTGGAATTTTTAGGAAGTTTAGTCACACTTTTAGTGGTCATTACCATCACAAATCTTCTGTTAATGATATCTACTATTTGGGGAACCCATATGAACTCACTTGGCAAGATTACAATGACGCTAGGGGTTTTCATTTGTTTGATTTGGATTCTCATCAACTTGAGTTTGTAGAGAACCCCAATAAAATGTTTCATCGTATTATGTACGATGATAAAGAAAATACCATTAAAGAACTTGATGGTATGGATTTCAAACCATATGCAAACACCTATGTGAAAGTGGTTGTAATAAACAAAACCAATCCGTATTTGTTTGACAAGTTCATGAATAACCTGTATAATGTGAACCCAGCAGACATTACAATTGCTGAAGATTTTACAGACTTGACTGAAGGTGTTGATGATAACATGGTCAATCAGGCCGAAGACACTTTGACAATTCTAAACAAGTATGTCGATAACATCAAAGAAGATAACATAGATAATACTAAGTTGAAAACATTATTGAAAGAACTCTACGTAGAGGCATTGAATACTGAACAAGCATGATTTTATTTCAAAAGGTTCGTTGGAAAAACTTTCTTTCCACCGGTGTATCATTCACCGAGATTAATTTTACCAAGTCTACCAATACTTTAATTATTGGTCAGAATGGTGCAGGTAAGTCCACAATTCTGGATGCACTTTGCTTTGGCCTATTTGGTAAACCATTTCGCAAAATAAACAAACCACAATTACCAAATTCCATCAACTCCAAAGATTGTGTGGTTGAGATTGAATTTAACATTGGCCAGAAACGATATAAAATTGTGCGTGGTATCAAACCAAACACATTTGAAATCTATGTCAATGATGTTTTGCTGAACCAGGATGCAGCTGCAAAAGACTACCAAGAGGTACTAGAGAAACAAATTCTCAAACTAAACTATAAGTCCTTTACGCAGGTTGTCATCCTTGGTTCAGCATCCTTTGTTCCTTTCATGCAATTGTCTGCCGCAGACCGTAGAACAATCATTGAAGACCTACTAGACATTCAAATCTTTTCTTCCATGAATTCGGTTGTCAAAGAAAAAATGTCAACAATCAAAGATGAGATTGGTAAATCTAAGTATGCCATTTCATTGACAGAAGAAAAAATCAATTTACAAAAACAAAACATCGAAGAACATAAGAAGAACAATGATGCGGAGATTAGCCGTAAACGGGCAGAAATTGGTAATTCTAAAGAACAACACAATAAATTGATAAATGATATTGAGTTGATTAACAGACACATTTCAGTATTACAAACTAAAGTTGGTAATAAAAAAGAAAAGTTAGACAAGAAGTCCAAAGGATTATTTCAAATCAAAGGTAAGGTTCAAACTAACATTGACAGAAATCAAAAAGAAATAACCTTCTATGAAACTAACCATGATTGTCCGACATGTAAACAACCGATTACACCTGAGTGGAAAGATTCTCAAGTGCAAGAGAAGTCAAACAAAATCTCCACACAAAAAACTGGATTGATTGAGATTGAACAAGAGTTGAACAAAGTAACTTCTGAAATAGAATCAATTACTAATATCATTTCTCATATTACCGCACACAATGGTGAAATCATTAAACACACTTCTACCATGTCAGCAATTGGTAATTATATTTCTAAATTGAATGGTGAGATTGATGGATTATCCAAGAAACAAACCAATACGGAAGGCAGTGACCAAAAGTTAACTGAATTGAATGCTGAATTGGAAGAGTATAGAAAAAATTACGAAAACATTCTAAACGAAAAACACTACTATGAATTTGCAGGTAATTTATTAAAAGATAATGGTATTAAGACCAAAATTATTAAACAATATCTACCTATTATGAATAAGTTGATTAACAAGTATCTGTCTGCAATGGACTTCTTTGTTAACTTCAACATCAATGAAAACTTTGAAGAAACAATTAAGAGTAGGCATCGTGATGAATTTTCTTAT